AAGCCTGCTCCATTTCTGTAATACCACTCCCTGCATTAACGTTGTAGTTCAATGCAATTTGTTTGTCTTCAGGCCTTTCGGACAGACGGAAAAGAACAGCAAATTCTTCTGGTTTGCTTGGGTCAAGATATTTTTCTTTCGCTAACGCGCTCCAGTAAGGATCTCCATTGCGAGCTTTTGTCCACTCGTTAGAAACTTCTGTGATATTTAAAAGTCTTTGTGTAATTGTGTCTTGATCAATACCTAATTGAAGATCACGTATTTGTTGCAGCTCGGCGTCTGTTACCTCTTGTTCTATATATTGGTTTGCACGCGCAGTATCTTCTTCTTTGTTTCCTCGTAAACCTTGAGCTTTACCTGTAGAACCATAGTGTTGCAAATAGAAATTGTTTTCACCATATCGTTCGGTGATATCAATGTCATCTGCGGCTACTGCGTTTTTCCAGGCTTCATTTACAGTCGTATTTTGAGTTTTGTAATAGTTCGGATCAAAAGTCCCATAGGGAGGTTGGACTCCTAACTTCGCATCCCAAGGAACCAATTTTTCTGTTTGATAAAAAAGTTTATATTGAGCCTGGATTGAATCAACAATTTCCTTTGCCTCCGTGAGTGGCATACCAGCAGCTGTTAAATCGGCTACGGTAATTTGATCTCGTTGCTTTACATAGTCTCCTCCTTGAGTAGTGGAAGCTAGTGAAACTGTTTTGGAATACTCGTTATTAATTGCAGTATTTTGCGTGTTTAAAGTTAAATTATCTGCGTTTAACTGTGTATTTTTTTGGTTTAAGGCCAGGGCTTGATTGTTTAGTGTATTATTTGTTTGGTTTAACTGCACATTAGATGAATTTGTTGTGGCATTTTGCGAATTTAACGCTTGGTTTTTTTGTTGTGTTTGTTGAATTTCAATATTTGCATTAGCATTATTTACGTTTGTTTGATAGTTTTGATTATTTAAAATTGTGTTATCTTGATTTTTTTTTGCATTTGCTGCATTGGTTGCCGTGTTGGTTTTATTTGTAGCTTCGTTGCTGCTTAAAGTTGACTGAACTGGAGTTATTTTATTCCAAGCACCAAATCCCCAGATTTGTCCATTTGTTTGTTCCAGTATGCTTTGTGGTGTTGAATTTTTGTCAACAGTTACAGGATCATACCATTTTTTAGGCGTGGTTCTAACATCTACAATTACTTCTTTAAATCGAGCTTTACCAATTTGCCTTAATTGAGTATCTACATAAAGAGTTTGAGTAGTGGGCGCGTTAACAGGAAAGTCAGTACGTGCATTAACAGGATAGTTAAAAGGTAGATTTGTAGGCAGCAGCGAAGGTATTGGATAATTTGTTTTTAAACTTGTCGGATTATTTGTGGACCTAGATGTATCATTATCAATTTTAAAATTGGTTTGATAATTTATTTTTTCATTATTTACAACCCATTTACGAGTCGCTGCATCGTAACGAATAGCCATTATTTACAAACCTTTTTTACTATCCTACCAAGGATCAAACTGCAAACTCTGGTTGCATAGAAAAACGATCTTGCTGAAATAAATCAATTATCTCCTGGCACGCCCAGGCCTTAATTTTTTTTAGTTGCATCTCATCAAAGAATTCTTGCTGGGGATACCAGTCTTCCATCTTGGTGCTGGCCTTGTTTGAATTACAGGTTCTACAAGCAGGTATTAAATTATTTCGATTATTAGAACCTGATTTAAACCTTGGGATAATGTGATCCAAGCTTGTGGCTTCAGCTTGGCAATAAGCACACTTGTGGTCCCAGGAGTCATAGATAGATTGGCGGTATCGTTTCTTTGCAAGTTTTGGAGTTAATTCAAGAAGGAGGGAGAGGGGCTCTTGCTCACAGTTGAACATGCTCGTGCTTTGCCGTTAACCTATTTTAATTCGACCTATGTGTATCAGAACGTAACAAAAAGATAAAGCTAACCTTAAGAGGGTTGCTTGCCCGTGGTAACCAGGTATCCTACCAGGGTACACGTCTTTATTCATCATGACTAAAACCAACGGGTGGGTCTCTGCTCAAAGAGCAGGAGAACTTCTTGGTATTGATCGTAAGACTCTCTTTCAGTACCGCGACAACGGTGCCCTGAAGCTCGGTCCTCACTTCGCTGCTTTTCCTGAAACCCGCTCACGGGATAGTTACAGGTGGAACGTTTCTGCTGTCAGGAAACAGTTGCAAAAACGCGAGAGGATGGCTGCTGTTTCCTGATGGAACGGGCGTAGTTTTTACGGATGCGATGAGCTAATAACAAATCAGTGATGTTTAAACGCACATCCTGATAAGCAATTGCTCGATACAGGGAAAACGAAAGAAACTCCCAACAGTCTTGCATTTTGTAAGGCTGTTTTTCTTTGAGTTTAAAAAGCAAAACCCACTGTGGGTGCAGTGGATAAATTAAACGTTTTTTAGTAGAGATGCAAATAGAATCTAACGGACCCCAATTAAAATTAATTAACTCATCAGGTCTTAATCCATAAGTTGCAACCATTGCATAGAGCCAGGCTGCATCTTTTGTTTTCTTATGAGTAACTAGTTGAAAGTATTCATCAACAATACGTTGATCAATAGGAGGTTGATGATTCATGGGGTATATGCAATTCCGTTTTTATCAAACATGGTAAAATTTTCAATCAAAATACGATCTGTCGCAAAATTAAATAATCTTTGTAGCATTGGGAAAATCATTGGTGACTGGCAGTTATAGGGAGGTACATCCATTTTTGCTAATGAATTTCTTACCTGCCTAAAATTTTTAATATTCTGTTGTTCTTTTTCCATCTTGTCAACAAGTGTTTGTTCCCATTCCGCCATACTGCCTGCTTCTGCTGGAAAATCTGAAGGCTCCGGTGGAAATACACGATCTCTAAAGCGTAATGCATAGATATGTTTGCAATACCTTAATTCATCTAACAACGGTGTCCAGCTGTCATCAACAGCTGTGATTGTAATTTGTGATATTGAGTTTACGTCTGTGCTTAAAGTCACAGAAGAATAATCGTTATAGCCGGGTAGTCCTTCCGCTTTTGAACCTGTAGTTGCAATATCAGATGTGCTACGCAAGTAAGTAGATCCAAATTCCCGGTAAACACCTGGATTATCTCTAGTAGCTTTTCGATTGCTTATGGTGCTGTCACTAACTTCGTAATCAAGGCCGAAGCCTTCTGGTGAAGTAATTTCCAAAGAACGATCCTGCCCTGATTTGGTCATGGCATTATTGTCCAAAATACCATCTCGTTTTGTCAATTCAAAGCGACCTGGTTTTATGCTGGAAAGTTTATTTCGTGGGAATTGTTTTTTATTGTTGTTTGTTGCGCCTCCCAGAAAAGAATAATCACGACGTGTGAAATCCTGACAAGTACAAGAGTAACGTGCTCCCGTTACCAAATAGCGACCAGGGGTAAATCCAATAGGAGAGGGTGTAATGAAAACAGCATCTGGTGTAACTTGCACAGAGCCTGCTTTTTTAAAAGTAAGAATTCCTGTCTCTTGATTAATATCCACAACCACAGCCTGGACATATCCATACCTACGTTGTGTGTCGGGGTTAATGGTTTCTTTATCAATAATCGGTCCGTCTACATCAATGATACGGTCTTCAAAGATTTCTGTATTAGCTGGTTTTAATCCATTCGGCTCCCCTGGAACTGGAATATAAAAAGGTGAAGGAAGCACATTGATAGCATCCCACGTTCCAGCAAGTTTTACATACCAATAATTAACGTCTTCTGTTACGGTTTCAATATAAAGTTTTTGCCCACTAACAGAATCAGTGAGTTTATCGCAACGCACGGAACCTGCATATCTCCAGATAGCCCAGTGCATCCCTAGTTCTTTGCTTGCTGTCGGGTAACCAACAAAAGCACCTGAGATTACAGGTGAAGGATTTCCGGCTGACGTTGCATTGGGTATATCGTAACGAAAATTATAAGTGTAATCCTTGTCATATGTTGTTGCCGTAGCTAATTCATAACCACGTCTCCAGCGAGACCAGGCAGATTCTCTGTTTACTGAATACAAAGAATCAGGTATAGACCCACGAGAAAATTCAGTTGTGATTGGTTTTACACCAGCGGGCGCAGAAATCTCAACTTGATTAAAGCCACCAAAAGAGCTTCCACTCTTTTTAGCCATGGTTAGAAGAAACCGCCTTGGGCATAAATATGTGCCCCTGGAATATATCCAGAAATATTAGGACCATCTGGGAATACACCCACGTAAATACGATCGCCCCGTTCCAGCTGAATGCCTCGATTACGCAACGGAGCTCCATCACCTAAACCAGTGGTGTTGCCTGCAGAAACAATCGGAGCGGCTAGTTCAGGTAAAACGTCAGTGCAATCTACTCGCTGCGTGTTTGCTGGAACTTGCTTTGTAAAAAGAACTTTGTAATCACCTGAGGCAGGTACTGGGTTTGTAGTACCACGCGTTTGATAGAAAACAAAAGTTACTTGAGGCTGATCTCCGTAATTAACGCCGTTGTATAGAAAGCCGCTAGAAGTACCCCCCGAGTAAAGAAGCTCTGTATTGACTCCTGTAAGCGTAGTAATTCCGGTGTATGTGTAATAACCAAAGCCACTGGCTGCTGGCGTGGTGACAACACCTGTATTGGAAACAAAAACAACTTGACCACTCGTGAAGGAAACTACGTTACCAGAAGTGCCACTGGAAACTACATAGTCTGCATCGCGGTAATAATCGTTTCGAATGATAGTGACTGAATCAATTACACCACCGCTATTGTTGTCTTCTTCCAGGGATGCGTCCATGTCCACCAAAATGGAAGGAACTTGACCACCTTGAACAAAGATTGTGTTGTTTGCCTGACTGCCTACAATTTGCGTCGTGACTCGTACGGAGTCAAACAACGGGCGGTCAATAAGTAAGGGTTGCTTGTTTGTGGAACTTGACGACATTTGCGATCTCTTTTAAGAAGCCTTGTTCCAGGCCTGGTGGTCTCTTCGTTTTATTTTAATAGAAGCAGACTTTATTTGCTTTAAATCAAAGAAAATCAACCACCAGGGCTCAGGCCAAACTCTGAGCTAATCGCCATAAGATCAGTGAATCCTTTTGGTAATTTTACATTCTCACTAAAAAGATTTCTTGGATCTCTTTGAAGATTTAAAAACCGTTGAAAAGATTCACTGTCCATGGCAGTTTCGGTATTTGGGGTTAACCTAAACCGATTCTTTCCAAACAGTTGGCGATAGTATTCACCAGGGGTATACTTGTCGCCATACTGTGTGTAAGACATCAGAACATTCCTCCAAGGCCACTTAAACCCCCAGTTCCAAAAATATTAGGAACTGTGGGAATAGCATTTTGAAAAATCTGTTCCATTAGCCCTGCTTTTACGGTATCAAGCAATGAAGTTGCCTTCTGCTTACGTAGAGCAGTTGTCAATGCTTCAGCTGAGATCAGTGGAGCACTGGAGACTGATGCCACTTGGGTAGGAGTAGAAGCAGGAGGACGAGCAGCTGCTTGCACTGGAGCAGAACCATAATATTTTTGAAGTTCTGACAGTGCTTTAACAGGCTGTCCGTAATAACTACGTCCACTTTCGGTAGGAAAGGATGCCCATTCAGGTGCTAATGCAGCGGCAACTCGGGTGCTTAAACCTTCTTTTTGTACCGTAGCAAGACCGCCTAGTCCCATTAAACGATTCCTCGCTAATGACAGGGCGGCAATATCCTGTTCTGCAGGACCAAAACCTTTCAAACCTAGACGAGAAGCTTGGCCTTTCCAAGTTCCAGGGAGGAATTGATAGGCTCCTGCAGCTGCACTTGCGTAGCCACCGCGACGTACTACTTGGTCTGGGTGACGTGTCAGATCTGAGAATGTTCCACCACCAAACATGGTTTGATAGCCTTTAGGTCCTGCTGTACCCTCTGCAAACCGAATGGTTTTTAGCAGGCGCTGGCCTTCAGGTGTTTGGCGAAACTTTTCTAAGAACTGACGTTCGTTCATCGGTTGCTCCTTGATTTCAACTTCTGGAGTTCCCTGTACGCAAGACCAGGATTCGCTTGCGCCCACTGCATCAGGGCGTCGTTGTTCATGCCAGCTGCACCCCCAAGCTCTTGAAGCTGTCTCTGTAACTCGCCAGTCTGTTCCATACTCCTACCCAGTTGCTGCTGGCCCTGATAGAAGGAAGGAAGGGAGACACCGGCAGGAGCAGAATACTGCTGAGCAGCGTTAAGGACTTCTTGAGAAAGCGTGCGTTCTTGAACATTGTTACGGAGTGCGGGAACACCGGCCCCATTAGACATTCCACCTGTACCGCCAAAAGAAGGTGCAGGGGAAGTCAGTTGTCCGGCTTGCCGTACAAACCCTCCTCCCAGGCTGGGAGAAGGAAGTGCAGGAGCTGGTGGCGCAAGGCCACCAACACTAGCGAATGCGTCATCTCCAACAACTTCTGTGCCAAATAATCCAGCCTTTGCTGCACTTGGGCCTGTTTGCCACCCATATTTTTTTCCTGTCCAATAAACTGGCTGTCCATTTAAGATCGCTTGTGTTCCGCGGGCACGCTCAGGTGCAGCCTGGGACTCTCCTCTGTATTCTCCTGGGACTATACCACCAATTCCTCCCCACCCATACTTCTCCATGTCACGTCCGAGTTTCTGAACTGACTGTGGAGCCACTGCGCCAAAGAAACGGTCTAAGGTAGGGCCAGCTTGATTTAAAGTGTTTTGAATCTGTCCGGTTAAACCTGTCTGATCTGCGGCAAGGGTACCAGCGGCGGCTGCTTGAATTCCCCCTACAGTCCCAGCTGTGCCTTGAAAAAGAGGTGTTGCCCCTGCAAGCCTGGCTTCGCCAAGAAATCCCGTTAAACCAGGTTTATTAGCTTGTTTTCTAACAGATGGACCTGCCTTCCTGGCTCCTGCTGTTAGTTGAGCTCGAATAAAATCGTCTAGAAAATTTACTGCGCGCGTTCCTCCAGTTCTAGCCAAACTATTTAAGGCAGCTGGCGCAGTACGCCCTAAATTTTTTAAAAGTCCTAACATTATCGCCAAACCTGATGTAGATAAATACGCGAACCAACTGCGGTGTCTGCAGGACCAGGGAGAGCCTGAATGAACTCTGCGCCTGAACGTTCGTACCTATAACGTGCTTGGAAAGGATCCTTATAGTTAGGTACGTAAAGAATATTAGCTAATCGATTAGTTTCATAGAGATAAATTTCATCCCAAACCTTCAGGGCTTCTTTGGCATTGCTTGATCTAATCGTACGATCAACGTCACCAATAATGCTTTCTAATCGAGTAGAAGGTGAAGTGGCAACCTCGGTTTTCTTTTCAGCCGTATCACAACGACCAATTTGAATAACAATTTTATCGTAAAAATAAGAATCAGGAACGGTGTTCATAGCTTCCTCCAAGCGAGCGTAGTCGCCTGCTGGTATGGAAACCGTAAAATAACCCAGGTGATACCTGACCCTACTTTTATCAAAGTCAGATAAAAACACTTCTACTTTTCAACCTCAAGTAATTATAGTTCCTAGAAATCAACTATAAATTGCCTGTTAGAAATTGGTTAGTTCCAAGGCGTTGACCTTGGATGTACGGTTCATCTCCCATGTATTGAGAAAGAAAGTTTGTAGGCGTTAATGCTTGCTTAATCATTCCGCCAACCAGGCCTTCTTTCATTTGCTCCATGAGTGTTTTAGGTTTTTCTTTCTCCCTTAATACTGTTGTTAAAGCATTGATTAATTGCCCTTGTTGGGCTTGATTCTCTAGCTGGCTTTTAACGTAAGCCTGCGCTAATAATTCTGAATCGACATTAGACGTTGTAGCACCACCGATTGGAAGTGTACTAGAAGCAGCGCCTACGGTAAATTCTCCTTTAGCTTCTGGGCGATCAACGTTCCCATGCCCTACTCTAAATAAAACTTTTCCACTAGGATCCAGGGATTCAGAATAGTATCCATACCCGCCGCCTGAGCCACGTTTGATTTTACCCCCTGCTACTCCTGGGAGAAAAATAGATGCATCTTCAACAGTGCCTTTGGTAAATCGACTTTTACCTTTGAAGGGTACATAAAAATCAAGGGACTGAAAGCCTGTGTTTTTACTGTGACTATGAGCTGCTGCTGCTCTCTGAAGAAGATCTACCTTATCACTCATATCTTTATTTAAATCCCAACGTTTACCTGATACGGCATCGTTAGAAAACTCAATTTCCCGACCAATAGATTGGTATTGACGTGCCAAAGAATCAATAGCCTTTACTCGTTCTGCTACAGGCAAAGACTCAAGTAATTTTAAGTCGATATGGTAATCAGACGAGCCGCCTATTTTTGCGCTTGGGCCGGTAAACCCGGATCGAACTGGAGTGTATGCCATTATCTTTTCTTTTTATTTTAAAATAAAAAACCCCCGGTCTCCCAGGGGTGATGTTTAGTAAGCCTTAAGTTATACACGAATTAAGTCAGCCGATAAAACTGCGTCCCAATCGATGCGTTTAATTTGCTTAAGCTGCTCTAAATTGTTAAACCTTTCACCCGATAAGGACATTTGAAGGTCTTTAATCTCTCGGGCAGTCTTAAGGCCAATACCCTTGATATGATCAGCGATCATTTGGGCGGTGGCACCATTAATGTTTAACCGTGTCTCGGGAGGGAAAGAACGAGGTTCTTCTTGAGCAGCTTTATCTTTTACCTGAAGAGTTTTCACCTTCTTGGTTGCGACTTCATCAGGGACAAGTTCGGTTTTGTAAGCGGTATAAAGGCGACCGTCCTGATCTTCGACCATGAACCATTCACCGTTATCCCACTCGCTAACAACCTTTACTCGCGCACCTGTTTTCTTGTGCTGATAAAGCATTTCGGCAGTGGTAGACATAGGACCAGGAGTTAATCTGGTCCTAGTTTAACTCACTCAGCTGACAGTGCGGCCCAGGAGGTAGCCATCAATATCTTCGTAGCCAGGAGCCTCGTCCGGCTGGACGTAGCACACTTCAACCACGAGGTAGCCACTGCGGCCAGCGGCGGCATCAGCACTAGAGATGTAGTAGCCACCGGAAGTGGTGGTACCGGTCGTAGCGCCACGGGCAAACACCTTGAAAGTGTTGGCACCAGTGATGGCCTTGTAGATGTTGGTCGGGCCAGCGGCGGTAGCGCCAGTGGTGGTGATGAAGGGGTTGGTGCTATAGGCAGCGGTGCCACCAGCAAAATACACTTCACCAACTTGCGAGCCAGACACAGTAGAGGTCAGGTTGGCCTGAGCCACGCCTTCACCATCGCCTGAAGCAGACACAGGACCACTGGAGTCCCGGCTGAAACTAATCACGTTACCGGTGGAGGCATACACACCCGAAGCAACCCGGCCATCGCCCCAACCAGAAGCCACAGAGATGGTGGCGCGGTAGACGTAGGCAGGAAGGGTGGTATTGCCAGAGATCACCATACCCGTGATGTCAGGACGGGTATCATCCTGACGGTAGGGCGAAGGCACGATCACATTACCGGTGGCTTGAGCGCCAGTGCCGGAAGTAGCTGTGATGGCAACGTAACCACGTTGTTGAAAGTAACGATAGCCAGGGGCTGCCAACACCGAAGTGGGGCCCCCCTTGGAAGCGTTAGCGGTGTCGTCACCGTTGGTGTCAATGTTCTTGTACCAACCGTTCAGGGGTTCTGCCCAGTTACCTGGGTAGATTTTCTTAGCGGACAAATAGGTCATTTATTCTTCCTATGTTTAATGTATGTGCTTAATTATCAGACAGTACCATCATCTTGCACAAAGCTGTAAGCAGTGGTCACAAAGTCCTTGTTGAGGATTTCAAAACCGGCGTACAGTTGCCAGATCAGAATGATGAAGCGGCTGAAGTCGTCGTTGTTGTTGATCAGCACCTGAGCGTTCGGGCCGCCGATACCAACGCCAACGGACTGAGGACCGAAGAAGTAACCTTGAGCAACTTCTTTGGAAGCGTAGCTGGAGCCCGTATCAAAAGAAGCAGTGATGTTCTTGATCGGGAAGTTAGTCGATTCGAAGAACTTAACGCCTTCAAACTGAACGCCAGTAGGCATCACAGGTTCACCAGCCAGGAAATAGCCTTGGCCGGCCTGGGGACCCATGTAGAAGCTGGCGTTGTTAGGCATCATGGGGTTGCCCATGTACATGCCTTGACCAGGATTACCAGCGTAACGTGCAATCTCACGGAAGTCAGGGTCACGACGCAGGTGCATCATGAATGTGGGATCGCAAATACAACGATACAGACCATCAGAGAAGGTCGGCACGTTGCGCTTACGCAAGTCCTTAACAACGTTCAGAAGGTCAGTACGCACCTGGAACTGTTGAACTTCGTTACCATACTCAGCGACAGTGTAGGACACACGACCGGAGTTGTCCTTGACTTTGGCGCCAGCGAAGTAATAACCACCTTGTGAAGTAGAGGCGGCACCGTTGGCTTCGGCTTTGGCAAGTTCGTCAATGAAGACGCGGTCACGCCAACGACGATAGTCGTCAAGCAGAGTCAGGCTACCGATGGACTGGTGGAACATATTAAGGTTCCCGGTGTCCAGCAGAAGACGCTGAGCTGTGATCAGAGTCTCACGCGCAATCTTAAAGGTGCTGGGCTGAGTCGGGTCGCCGGGGTCCGCAGGACCGGTGTATTCCTTAAGCACCACAAGGACTTTCTCCTTGGTGATGTTACGGCTGTTGGCGGTACCAATCGTTTGATCAGATACACGCTCGCGGCTGTCCTTAGTACCAGGGCTTCCCCAGAACTTGTAGCGGTCGAGCTGTACGGTTTGACCGGGTTGACGAGTGAAGTCGTGGACAACCACGGGCTCAACCGCCATCTCGGTGATATAGGCAGGGTGCGGACGATAGAGTTCCGCGCCTAAAATCTTTGGAAAGTCGTTATCAATGAACACTTTTTGTTATCCTCCAGAGTCTCGGGAAGGTGTTTATCGGGTGAAAGATTTAGACATTTATATGTCTTATCTAAAACAAATTTTAGCAGCCGGTAATTTATTCAATTACCGGCAAACTATCACTCCATTACGAATAGTTTATTCGAAACAAGTTGGGGTTGGGCTTGGTTCAAAACGCGCCAGGCATTCTGAGGATCCCGAGCCATTACGTCGTTAAAGTCGCCCCAGAAATTACCGGGTTGCTGAGGAGCAGAAGCGGCAGGGGGAGCTGGCATTTGGCTCAGCTCAGGACGTTGAATCTGTTGGGTCGGATAACCAGGAGTTTCCAATTGGGCCTCGCTTTCGTAAACGGGATAGGGACCTTCCGGACCGAAGAACTTAAGCGTGTAATCGCTCAGAACATCGGGGTTGGTCAAGATTTCGTTGTAAGCGAGATTTTCTTGATGCTCGTTGACAGCGAAATTAGCGTAGTTCTCAATCGTGCTACTTGCGCGATTTCCCCACGCGACGGCGCTGTCCAGCATTGTTTCCAGCTGAAGAGCGTAGTTGTTCAGGATTGCCGGGGCCTCGATCCCGAACGCGTCCACTACTTGGCGGGACTCCTGCCCCATCCCCACGTAATCCGCGATCTGCTCCAAGGATGGAGTCGAGGAGGTTTGGGAATAGTTGGGCGAGGAGACCTGGCTGGGAGACCAAGTCTGCGGAGCCGATTGTGGCGTAGCCTGGGGGCTGGTCAACCCGTAGTT